ACAGGCATCAGGGCTAATATTGCAAATGGTACTGTTACTGTTACAGCAAATGCTACTGTTTCTGTTGTTGGTAATAGAGTAAATATAAACATAGGAAACGCAACTGTAAGCGGTAATGCAAATGTTAGTGTTAATGGTAACAGAGCAAATATTGCAACCGGTACAGTTACTGTTACTGGGACAGCAGTTATATCTCCAACTGGAAGCAGAATTAATCTTGCAACAAGTCAAGTATCTATTAGAGCATGGAGTGATCTTAACCCTAATGCTAATCAAAAATGGGCAGATATTGCAACAGGAGCTACAGGTAATTGGACAGAAATTAACACGCAGGCAACAGGTGATTGGGTAGAAATTGATACAACAGCTATTCCACCAAAACCGTAGTTGCTTTTGTTGAAAATTAATATAATATACAATATAAGGAGTGTAATATGGCATCAAGCACATCAAGCGATTTAAAATTAGAACTAATGACAACAGGCGAAAAGTCTGGTCAATGGGGTACAATTACTAATACAAACTTACAAATTTTAGAACAAGCAGCATCAGGATATTTACCTTTAGATGTAGCTAGTTCAGACGTTGCTTTAGCTTTATCTAATTTTACAACATCAAATGGTAAAAATTTATACTATAAATTAACAGGAACTTTAGCGGCAAACAGAACAGTTACTATGCCAGATTCTGCAGAAAGAGTTTTTATTGTAGAAGATGCAACGGTTAGATCCGCTTCACATTATACTTTAACTGTTAAAACTGTATCGGGAACTGGTGTTGTAATGCCAGTAGGTTCTAAAATGGTTTTATATTCTGATGGAACTAATATTAGTTCAGGTCCAATTACAAAAGGATTCAATACTGTTACTTCTGCGTACACTGCAGTTTCAGGAGATCAAATTTTAGCAAATACAACTGGTGGAGCTATAACAATAACTTTACCTACATCACCTTCTACAGGAGATGAAGTAAGTATTACAGATGCAAGAGGAACTTTTGCAACAAATAATTTAACTATAAATAGAAATGGACAACCTATTGAAAGTGTTGCAGCAAATGATATTTTAATGACAAATGGTCAGTTTGTTGATTTAGTTTACGTAGATGCAACAAGAGGTTGGGCTTTTAGAAATACTAAAGATCGAGGTTATACTACAGTAACTGCAAACGTAACAGGTATTGCAGGAGATCAAATTTTAGCAAACACGACAGGTGGAGCTTTTACAGTTACACTACCCGCATCGCCTACTGTTGGTGATGAGGTTACTATAACAGATGCAAGAGGAACTTTTGCAACAAATAATTTAACAATAGGTAGAAATGGACAACCTATTGAAAGTGTGGCTGCTAATGATATTTTAATTACAAATGGTCAATCAGTTAATTTAGTTTATGTAGATGGTACAAGAGGTTGGGCTTATAAAGGTCTTAAAACTAGAGGATACACTACAGTTACTGCAAATGTAACAGTTATTCCAGGAGATCAAATTTTAGCAAACACAACAGGTGGAGTTTTTACTGTAACCCTACCAGCATCACCTGCTGTTGGTGATGAAGTAGTAATTGTTGATGCAAGAGGAACTTTTGCAACAAATAATTTAACAGTAGCTAGAAACAGTCAACCAATTAATACAGGAACATCCGATTTAACTTTAAGTACAAATGGTCAAGCAATCACTTTAGTTTATGTAGATTCTACAAGAGGTTGGGCATTTAAAACAAATACAGCATAGGGGGCTTAAAATATGGCTCTTGTCGATTTTAAAATACTACCAGGGATAGACAAACAAACTACATCTGCAGGTGCAGAACAACGTTGGATAGATTCCGATAATACTAGATTTAGATATGGACTACCTGAAAAAGTTGGTGGTTGGCAATCTCCTGTAAAAAAATCAATAGTAGGTATTGCAAGACAAATGCATGCTTTTGCTAATTTATCAGGTAAAAGATATATTATAATTGGTACGGATAAATTTTTATTAGCTTACTATGATGGTGAATTATATGACATTACACCTTTGTCAGCAAGTTTAGGTGCAGGAACTATAACTACAGTTGCATCTTCAGCTAACGTAACAATTACATTAAATTCACATGGTTTAGTTGCTGGACAAATTATATTAATGACTAGTACAACCTTACCTTCAGGTACAGGATACACTACAGCAAATTTTGATAATAAATTATTTCAAGTCACTTCTATAACAAACAGTAATAATTTTGTAATTACACAGAGTTCAGCAGCAACTGGAAATGCTGGACCAGGAGGAAGTATTACTGTAACTCCTTATGTAACTGTTGGACCACAAGTACAAACAATAGGTTATGGTTGGGGAACAAGTACTTGGGGAAATGGAAACTGGGGAGAAGATTCAACTGGAGAAGGAGTGGTTCTGGAGCCAGGCCTCTGGAGTCTTGATAACTATGGTTCGGTTTTAATTGCAACTATTGCAAACGGACCTACTTTTACATGGAATTCAAATGAAAGTGATCCACAAACTACTAGAGCTTCGCAAAGTACAAGTGGTTTTGTAACTACAAACAATCCTATTTCTTCTAGATTTACAATGGTGTCGCCTACAACAAGACACTTAGTACATTTTGGAAGTGTTGTTCCTTCTAGTGGAGGACTTAGTAGCCAAGATAATATGGCTGTTGTTTTTTCTGATCAAGAAAATATAAATAGTTATACTCCTACTTCTGTAAACACAGCAGGTTCTCAAATATTACAAGACGGAACTAAAATAATGACTGCATTAAGAGCAAAAGAATCTATGTTAGTTTGGACAGACAATGCACTTTATAACATGAGATTTATAGGTGCACCTTTTACATTTGGTTTTGAACAAGTTGGAACTAATTGCGGAGTAGTAGGTAAAAATGCAGCTGTTGAAATAGATGGTGTTGCTTTTTGGATGTCACCTAAAGGATTTTTTGCATTTGATGGTACAGTAAAATCACTGCCTTGTAGTGTTGAAGATTATGTTTATGATGATATTGATACAACAAAGGGTCAGCAAGTTTTTGCAGGAATAAATAATTTATATACAGAAGTAGTATGGTGGTATCCAAGTGCTAATTCTGATTACAATGACAGGTATGTTGTATATAACTATTCAGAAAAAGTTTGGTATACAGGAACAGAGCCAAGAACATCTTGGATAGATGCAGAAATATATGCTAAACCATTTGGAACTAAATTTACAAGCACTGGAACAGCTAATTTTCCTGTAGTATTAGGAGAATCTGGATTAGGTAAATCACAATTATTTGAACATGAAATAGGTAATAATCAGGTAGATGAAAATGGTACTCCATCAAAAATTACTTCTTTTATTAAATCATTTGATTTTGATCTACAGCAACAGGGTGGAGTGGTAGGTGAAGTATTTTTAGCAGTCAGACGTTTCGTACCTGATTTTGAATCCATAACTGGAGATGCTACAATTACTTTAAATATAAAGAGATATCCTCAACAATCTGATGCTGAAAGTACTTTGAGCCCCTTTACAATTACTTCAACTACTGATAAAAAAGACACAAGAGCAAGAGGAAGATTTGTTAATTTACAAATTGAAAACAAAGACTTGAATCAATCTTGGAGATTTGGTACATTTAGACTAGATATTCAACCCGACGGAAGAAGATAATGATAAATAATACACCTTTATATATAGACCTATTAGATTATTTAGAGAGAGATGGTATTGCCAGTCTTTCTAATGATTTTGATCCAAATGCATTTATGACTAATTATGATGAGTTAGATACTACATCACCTTTAATAAATAACCCAACAGTAGCACCAACAATGCCTTATATAATTCCTCCTTTAGGAGGAGATGGAGGAGATGGTCCTCGTCAAGGTTTAGAATCTTTAAATATAGATCCTATTGATAAAATTATTGACTATACAAATTTTAACCACCCAACTATGAATGAAATAGCTAATGATGATGATGAGTATCTTTTTGATGCTGAAAATTTTGATGAATTTTATAATCCACTTAGTATGGGAATAAAAGGTTCACCTACAATACATGAAATTGGATTGGCTGCAGCTAAAAAAGAACAAGAAAGATTACGAGAACTTGAAAGAGTTGCACTAGAAAAAGCTAAGGCTGAAGCTACAAAAAGACAAGCTGAAGCAGAAGCCGTAAGAGAACAAAGACAAGCTGAAGCTGATAGAATTAAAAACACATATAAACAGCAACAACAACAAATAAGAGATGCCGGAGAAGGCCGTGGTAGTAGACAAGGTGATTCAGATATAAGTGATGATCAAAGAGAAAGAGGTGGTTATGCTACTGATGATACAGCAGGTTTTTTCTAATGGCAAAAATAGTAGTAAGAATACCTGAACCAAAAACTGAATATGATTTGTCTACACAAAAACAAATAAACAGATCATTACAATCAGTAGTAGATCAATTAAATTCTACTTACCTACAAGAGTTAAATGAAAAATCAGATAGATTCGCTTGGTTTAAAAGCGGAGGAAATAGCGCATAAAAATGAAATTTAAAATTGATGAAAAAGAATTTGACAGCGAAGAATTGTCTAATAATGGTAAAGTCTGTTTAGCTAGATTACAAGATATAAAAAATAAAAAAGATAAATTATCTATTGAATTTGGTGAATTAAATATTTTAGATAAATATTACATGGAACAATTAAAAAATGAATTACCTAAAAAAGATTTACTAAAAGAAAAAGATGTCAAATAGTTATAAAAATGCGTTTTATGCACCTACAGGAACTTCAGCAGAAATAATTTATACCTGCCCTGATCAAACAACAACTATATTTCAAACACTACAATTAACAAATATAAGTGGAAATAAAAATGTTACTGTATCTATTACTGATCAATCGGCTGGACCCGCTACTTATACAATAGCTTATATAGAAATGTCTGGACCAACAATTTCGAACCTTTTAAAAGGATCTATTGTATTA